ACAAGATGTGTCTAAAAACCCAAACCCAAGACCAGAAGGAACTTTAGAATTTGCAAAAACTCTATTTGGAACACACACAACTGTCGATTACAGAGAAACTGGTGCTAAAATAGTTGCGATGTACGCTCATGTAGACAGTAAACATTTAGCAATGAATACAAATGCGGATTATAGATTTAGGGATGATGCTTTTGATTTAAGAAGGGCAAGTGATAATCCATTACTTGAAAGTCAAGAAGGAAAAACAAATTGGGACAAATCAAATAAGGTTGTTGGGTTTAACGTCGATTTTGGACCACAAAACCAACAAATTTTTAAACAAATTGATATTGGTCAAGACGTTGGAGAACCAACAGCAGAATCTCTCCAAATGTTAAATCAAATGGCAAATCAATCAAGAAACAGAACAAGTGCTTCACAAAGTGTTTCATTATATAATATCTATAGAAATAGAAGTTATAAATGTTCAATAGATATGTTAGGTTGTGCGTTAATACAACCAACAATGTATTTTAATCTTAGACATATTCCAATGTTTAGTGGTCCTTATATGATTACAAATGTAAGTCATAGAATTAGTGAAAATGGTTTTGACACTTCAATTGAAGGTCAAAGACAACCTTTTTATAGTATTCCAGCAATTGATTCATTATTACAATCATTAAGTACAAATATTTTAACAACAATTAAAGAAAGAATCAAAAAAGAAGAAGACGCAAAAAAGACAACAGAAACAAACAACGTAATAAAGGAAACGTCTGACGCTACAAATAAAGTACAGGAAAATAATAAACCAAAACCAAGTGAAGTACAAAATTGTTCTACAGCATTAGATTCGGCATATACAAATTATACAGCAACAACACCAAGTCAAACTGTAATAACAGTTGGAAACGCTTATAGCAAAATAACAGAAATTGTTAATCAGTTTGCACCGCAAGGCGTAAACCCACAACAAGTAAGTGCATTTATTAATACGTTCTTTTCATTGATTTATATTAATAGTAAAAATGGTGAAAGTTTTTCAAATTATAATAATAATTTTTCATCGGTACCATTGAATGTAAATTACGGTGAACCAGCTAAAAAATATTTTAATAATAGTTATGTTTGTTTGAGTTCAAACGGAACACAAAGTCCTTTCGCGGTATTTAGTGATTTTGAATCGCATATAAAATTTTTAGTTGATAAATATAAAGATAAGATTTTAGGATCACCAATTATTAGTATCACACCAGATTCTGAAGTAAACAAAAAATCATATATTGATGCTATTGCCGAATTTATTGTTAATAAGTTCCCAACCGAAAAGAATGTTTGGACATCATTAACTGAACAAGTTAAAAAAGAATACATACAAAAAGTTACAGAAGCAATTACATTTGTTTTATCTAATCAACCAAAACCAGTTGTTCAACCACCACAAGAGCCTGAAATTCCGATATTCTTATTTGAACCAAAATTACTTCCTGCTAGTATTGGAAAAATTGTAAACGGTTTAATAATTAGCTTAAATCCTGAAGCCGACAAAAGAAAAATATTTTATGTCAGTATAATTCTTGCCTCAACATCTATTTGTGCTGGAACAGGGCTATATAATCTTGGAACAGAATACGTATCAAGTGACGGACAAACATTTAATATGACTTTTAATCAAATTTTTGATCAATTTGGATGCTTAGAAGAACCAATTAATGATCAAGTTGGTAAGTATTATTTACAATTTCAGATGTACTCAACCCCAATTAAAAGTGATGGTAGTCCAGACCGAACAAGAGAAGATTATTATAAAATATTTAAATTAAATTTCGAATTCAACCAAAGCGGTACCCCAATTTTAATACAAAATTAAATTTTTTATCTTTGATAGATATTTATAAATAAATAAAAAATATGAACACAAAACTAATATTGGATAATTACCTAGGTAAGAACACAAGAATGTCGGAAAAAGACGCTGGTAATGGATTTAAAGAAGTATGTGATTTAGATACTGGTGATTGTTATACTGTTAGAATGAAAGATGGTCTAATTGAAAGAGTTGATAATACAATGAAACAATTTAAAAAAATTCAGGTCGAAACAAAATCTGGAATAAAAACATTATTAAACGGATAAGATGAGTGTAGAACAAAAAATTATTGAAGAAATTGCAAGATACAATAGTATCAACAAATATATTATGGAACAAGTTCCACCACCACCAGCAGGTGAAGATTTGGGAGCACCACCCCCTCCAGGAGGTGAAGCACCACCAGCAGGAGCAGCACCACCACCAGAAGGAGCAGCACCACCACCAGCAGGAGCAGCACCTGGAACACCAGCTCCACCCACAGAAGGTGAACCAGTTGATGTTGAAGCTGATGCAGACGTTGAAGAAATTGGGGCTGATGAAGAAGGTGGAGAAGAAGAAATTGATATTACAGATCTTGTTGACACACAAAAAACTATGGCCGACAAACAAGAAGAATATTTTAACAATTTATTTTCACAACTTTCAAACCTAGAATCAAAACTTGGTGAAATGGATCAGTTAATTAATAAAATAAATTCACTTGAAACTAAATTTGACCAATTTAGACCAAAAACACCAGAAGAAAAACTTGAATTGAGAAGTTTGGATTCGGGCCCTTTTAAACAAAAATTATCAGATTTTTTTGTAGATAAACAAGAAGAAATGAGACAAACTGGTAAAAACGAATATGTTTTGACTAGTGATGATGTTGAAGAATATTCACCTGAAGAAGTTAAAACATCTTTTAACGACTATGAAGATGAAGAAGGAAATAATATGGGCTAATATTTAAGGTAGAAAAATACTACCTTAAATTTTTACTTATTGACTGCGACACAAATTTTAATTATATTTTCTATTGTAAACTTTTAATAAATAATATATATGGCGACAAACAATGTTTTAGATGCAGTTTTGGCTCAGTATGAAAGCTCAAAACAAAGTGGTTCTTCTTCCACTTCAAAAATGTCTCAAGAAGAAAGAATGAAAAAGTATTTTGCTGCAATACTTAAAGACAATGAAAAGCAAGCACAAAAAAGAATCCGAATCCTACCTACATCGGACGGTTCATCACCATTTAAGGAAGTTTGGTTCCATGAAATCTTGGTTGATGGTAAATGGCAAAAGTTTTTTGATCCAGGAAAAAACGACAATGAACGTTCCCCTTTGAGTGAAGTTTATGATGTTCTTATGTCAACTGGTAAAGAATCAGACAAAGAACTTGCAAAACAATACAAACCTCGTAAGTTTTACATTGTTAAAGTTATTGACCGTGATAACGAACAGGATGGTGTTAAATTCTGGAGATTCAAACACAATTACAAACAAGAAGGAATTTTTGATAAAATTATTCCTATCTACAAAGCAAAAGGTGATGTTGCTGATGCAGATAAAGGAAGAGACCTTATTCTTGAATTAACTAAAGCAAAAACACCAAAAGGAGCATTCTATACTGTTATCCAAACAGTTATGTATGATGACCCATCTCCAGTTCACGAAGATGAAGATACAATGTCAGAATGGATTGCAGACGAACTTACTTGGGAAGATGTTTATTCTAAAAAACCTACGGAATATTTAGAAGCAATCGCTCGCGGTGAAACACCAAGATGGGATTCAGATGCTGGAAAATACATCTATTCAAACACAGAAGAAGTTGAAGTTTCTATGGGTGGTAAATCTAAACCTCAAACAAAGGTTGAAGACCCACAGGCAAATGATGAAATCGACGAAGAATTACCATTCTAAATTTAATTAAAAATATGTGGGTATATTGGTATACAATGTACCCACTTTTTCTTATCTTTTTAAAAAAAATATATGGCAATTAAAAAAACAGATTTTAGTACTCTAAAGAAAAAATTCTCTTCAGATGCAAAATACAAACCACAAAGATATTTTGATTTAGGACCAGCATTTTTGGATGCTGTAGGACTTCCAGGTCCCGCTATGGGACATATCAATATGTTTCTTGGACATTCAGACACGGGAAAAACAACTGCACTTATAAAAACGGCAGTTGATGCTCAGAAAAAAGAAATACTACCAGTTTTTATCATCACAGAACAAAAATGGTCTTTTGATCACTCGAAACTTATGGGGTTTGAATGTGAAGAAGTTGTCGATGAAGAAACTGGAGAATTAACTTGGGATGGTTTTTTCTTGTTCAATAATAATTTTAGTTACATTGAACAGATTACAGATTACATTAATGATTTATTAGACGCACAAGAAAAAGGTGAATTAGATTATTCACTTTGTATTATGTGGGATTCAGTTGGTTCAGTTCCTTGTAAAATGACATATGAAGGTAAAGGTGGTAAACAACACAATGCTTCAGTTCTTGCCGATAAAATTGGTATGGGTATTAACCAAAGAATTTCCGGATCAAGGAAAGCAGATTCAAAATACGAAAACACATTAATTATTGTTAATCAACCTTGGGTTGAATTACCTGACAATCCATTTGGTCAACCAAAGATTAAGGCTAAGGGTGGTGAAGCAATTTGGTTAAATTCATCTTTGGTGTTTCTATATGGAAATCAAAAAGGTGCTGGAACCACAAAAATTACCGCAACAAAAGACAAAAGAACTGTTAAATTTGCATCGAGAACAAAAGTATCTGTTATGAAAAACCACATCAATGGACTTGGTTTTGAAGACGGAAAAATTATTGTCACACCACACGGATTTTTACCTGGAAAAGACGCAACAGAAGAAAAGAAATCTATTGAAGATTACAAAAAAGAGTATGCCGAATATTGGAAAAATATTATTGGTGTAGATGGTGAATTTGATTTAAAAGAAGAAAAAGTTTATGAACAAGAATAAATTAAAAGTAGTATCATTATTTTCAGGTTACGGAACACAAGAACTGGCACTTAAATATATTGGTGTTGATTATGAAAATGTAGCAAATTGCGACAATTTCAAACAAGCAAATGAGTGTTATGATGTTTTACACACAACAACAAATGGTAATCTTGGAGATATTAGAATGATTGATGAAAATAATTTTCCAGAATGTGATTTATTAACATATTCATTTCCTTGCCAGGACATTTCGATTTCTGGTGTACAAAGAGGAATCAAAGAAGGAACAAGAAGCGGGTTATTATTTGAAGTTGAAAGATTGTTAAGTGCTAATAGACCAAAGTTTCTATTGATGGAAAATGTTAAAAATCTAATATCAAAAAATCACATAGACAACTTTCAAAAACACATCTATTTTTTAAGAGGTCTTGGATATAGTTCATACTGGAGAGTTCTTAACGGTGCTGATTTTAGTTGCCCACAGAATAGGGAAAGAGTTTTTATGATGTCAGTTTTAAATAGTAGTGTTGATGAGGTTAAAGAAAAGATGATGAATGTTGACAACTATAAAAGAACAAGAGTACCTATGAAATCTCATATTGAACAAAATTTTGACGAATCATTAATTATTAATTGTGCTTTCACACCACATACACCAAAAAAACATACAATTTGTAAATTAGCCGGAAGAAGAAATGATGTTAAATATGATCAAGCAAGAAGAATTTATTCTGTTGATGGATGTTCACCCTGTCTAACAACAAGTGGTTCACCACAAATTTTAACTGAAAATGGTAGAGTAAGAACCATTACTGCAAGAGAAGGTTATAGATTTATGGGTGTTAGAGAACAAGATATTAATTTACTACTAACAACTTCGTTATCAAACACAGCACACGTTTCTTTAGCCGGTAACTCAATCTGTGTTCCAGTTATGGAAGCGATATTTTCAGAATTCTTTTCGGAGTATATCGTAAAAAAAGAACCAATATTGTCAAATCCTTTTATTGACGAATTTAATGACTAAGACACTTTTAGTTGATGGTAATAACCTTCTGAAGATTGGATTTCACGGTGTTAGAAACTTTTTTAATAAAGGGGAACACGTTGGTGGTACTTGGCATTTTTTAAACACACTAAGAAGGTTTTTAGAAGAAAATAACTATAATAAAGTTGTTGTTTGTTGGGATAGTGAAACAGGTTCTTCACAAAGAAGAATTATATATCCAAAATACAAACTTAATCGAAAACAAAAAGACGAAGACGATTTTAAAGAACAATCTTTTATTACTCAAAAAAATAGAGTAAAACAATACCTAGAGGAAATGTTTGTAAGACAATTGGAAGTAGAACAATCGGAGGCCGACGATTTAATTGCTTATTATTGTCAAATTTCTGAAGATGAAGATAAAACAATATTTTCTTCTGATAGAGATTTAACGCAATTAATTTCTGAAAAAGTAACAATATATTCACCCCAGCAAAAACGATATTATAAAAATGGTGATAGAATCAAAATCTATGAATCCGAAATACCACATTATAATGTTAAAACCTATAAAATATTAACTGGTGATAGTTCGGATAATATTGATGGTATTTTTTATTTGGGTCAAAAAACATTTATAAAATTGTTCCCAGAAATACTTGATATAGAATTAAAATATACAGATATTTTAACAAAAACAGAAAAGTTACTTTTAGAGCAGAAGGGAAATGTTGTTTTACAAAATTTACTCAGTGGTAAAACCAAAGAAGGGATATTTGGAGAAGAGTTTTTCACAATTAATGAAAAAATAGTGGACTTAGCTAATCCACTTATTTCAGACGAAGGAAAAGAATTAGTAAAACTGTATTACTCAGAGTCATTGGATCCAGATGGTAGAGGACACAGAAATCTAATTAGGATGATGATGAATGACGGATTTTTCAAGTTTCTTCCAAAGGGTGATGATGCTTGGGTAAATTTTTTAAAACCATTTTTAAAACTATCAAGAAAAGAAAAAACAAATTTTAAAAACAAAATAAAAAAGTAAAAAAATGAGAAATCAAGAAGTAACAAAAGTAGAATTTCTTTTAATGTGTAATGACAACATCGTTGTACAAAGATTCTTTAATGTGAAAGGATTCAACAAAAATGCACATAAATCAGAACAATTCTATGATTACATTAAGTCATTTTGTAATGGACTACAATATGATTTAAAAATGAGGTCCATAGTTTATATGTTAGATAACCAATATGAAATTATGGAGAACCCGGAAGTGTTAAACACATCCATAACAGAAGGTTACGAAATTTTTAACCTTTATATTAAGGTAGAAAATATGACAATTTGTCAGAGGTCATTTGATGCAAAAGTATACCCCCCAAAGGTCAGATATACCGTAGACCTACGACCAAAGCTGAAAAGTGTATTGTCGGAACTTACTGACATTTTTTCAGGTAAAAAATTTAATTATTTTTATCCACAATTTATTCAAAACTAATAGTATTTATCATTACTGATAGGAGGAAAAAATTATGGCGACAAACAAAAACTTT